TAATTAAATTTTCTCAACCAAGCAGAATCAACTTCACCGCTGTATCTAGCACGAGTTTCATCATTCCATTTTTTAGCTTGATAAAATTGATTAGATAATTCGTTCATTAATTGAGTTGGAAATGTACCATTATCTGGAATACTTCCAAGAGTTGCTAATTTTTCATCAATTTCTTTTTTAGCTAATTCTAAATTAGGCTTAAATTCTTCTAATGCTTTACCATAGAAAGTATTGAGAAAAGCATCCATTCCTTTTTTAAGAGTCTCAAGAGCTTTTACCATTGCAGCTTTTCCTTGCTTAGTAGCTTCAGGATCTGCTTGAGCTAAAACAACTTTAACTGCGTGTAAAATATCTCTAGATGATGCAAGTTTGCCAGTTGGAACTTTTTCGATCATTTTCAAACTTTTCAAATGATTATCTAAAATAGTTTCCACAACAGCTTCATCACTATCCACACCTTCTAAATGATGGCTTCCTTTTGAGTGAGCAGCATCAATTACATCTTCTCCCTTTTCAGTAGAAGTTTCATAAAGAGTTTGAGCTTGTTTAAAAGCAACGAATTTCTCTTCAACTTCAGACGCCTCTTTATGAAAACCTGATTGTCTTAATCCTGCACATAAATTAAGAACATTCTCCATCAAATTAGTAGAGGGAGATAAATCAACAGTTTTAGAAGCTGATTTGGTAATTGGATCTTGTTTAACTAGCCCTTTTTCTTTGGCTAATTTTTCCAAGGAACGCATTACCACAGATTCCTCAAATTTTACGTGCTTAAAAGTCATATGTGCCCCAATAATAGAGTTATTCTATAAGTATGCCAAATTATAGAAAGCTTATACACTAAATAAAAGAATATGCAGCTATTTAATGATTTGCTAAGTCTAACCGACCGTATCGCAACATTCGAAGACCATGCTTGTTGCAATATCTAACATTATTAATCAATTTATACTTATGCTTGCCCTCAACATCGCATCCAGGCGCTTGACACTTAATTCCATCGTAAGAAATTCGCTTCGTCCAAGCCTCTTTGGCTCGCTCGGACTTCCTTTGCTTGGTCTCGTCAGAGTCCTTATTGCCAATATGAGCTTCTGACATTTTTTGTCGCAATTCATCAGTGTATTCAAGTGGATTATCTAATCTAGCTTTACGATGTAATTCTTTTTCTCCTTCGGTAACAATACGACCAGCTGCTGGATGACCTTTTTTTTCAATTTGCTTTAAAGTCGCTTCAGATTGTTTTCTACTTATTTCAGCCCTCTCTTCTGTAGATAATGATGCATGCCAATTTTTCATAGCTTGAATCCATTCATCAGATTTTGGGGCAGCCAAGCCACCCAATGAAATATTATACCCTTTACCATTTTTCACTAAACTATCATATTGTTTAATCAACTCTTCTTCTATCCAATTAGCATCATCTTGTGATTTACAATAAGCAATTACTTCAAACTCAAAATTATGAGCGCCATGCTTATTAATAGAATAATGAATCGGATATTTTGGTTTAGCAGAGTCATTTCTATGTTGATTCCATCTCTTACTAGGTTGAACTGTCTGCCCAATATAAACTTTGTTATTTATTAAATTCGTTATCCTATAAAGCGCCCATAGTCTTTGCGTATTTTGTGCCATAATTGACCTCCAAAATACTATATAACAACGAATGGGCTGTTTTTAAGCATTTTCTGAAATTAAAACCACAAAATTTCTATCATTGGGTTCATTGGGGTAGGAGGAGCAGTCACCATGGCTACAGCAGGATGAATATTACTTGGCCTTCTAGTCGTCAAAAAACCCATTTCACTAACATATAAATTAGCTCTAACAGGATATTGTTGATTAGTTTCATATTGGTCAGTTTGAAAAAATATTCTATTAAACCAAACAGTTACTCGACCAGAACCTTGAGTACTATCATCACCCGGAATATTAGGTACTTGATAAGTATAATTTACAATAGCTCTAATTGCATTTGGTGTTCCAGTACCAGTCAAATCAAAATTTAATTGAGTTCCTGCTAAAAATGTTATTATTCCATTTACTGGATTTAACACTACATTGACATTGGAATTAAAACTAGAAGGAATAACATTTGGTTTTCTAAGCTCTGCTTTGATGTCGATTGGAGTTATTAAAGTATTGTTCTGACCAGGAACACCAACAGCAGGAACGATAACAACCTCATTCCAAGATACGTTGGTAAAAGCTTTAGTTTTAATATCGTCAATAACACCAATAGGAGCAGTTCCATTACTAACAGTGGCCATTACTTGGTTGCCAATAACTGTTAATTCTGCTATTTGACCGGGTTGAAATTCACAGGACGGATTAACTATAAAACTGGCAGGAAGGCTATTCCCGACTTGAACAAGTCTTAACATAATTCACCGCCATTATTAAAATTTATATTGTAGTAGCAATTCTTCATTATCTATCCTTAGCATCTATTTCGTCTCGCTATACTATATATCTTTTTATAGGACGAAATTCAACTAAATATAACGATTTGTTATTGCTAGCAATATTGTATAAAATTATTAATCACTATCTTCAAATGTCTTATTAGGATCGTCTGAAACTTCAATTGGTTGTTCTTTAACTTCAGCATTCAATAAATCATCTGATTTATTGTCATCTGCCATATTAAATACGGTACCATGTTGTTGAAGATTTTTTGTCATTTTGTCTGGAGTTAATCCATTAGTATGACTATCATTAACAGTATGAGGGCCACCCTTACTATTATTAGAATCTAAAGCAATTTTTTCAAGTATGTTTAACACTTGGTCTGCTTTTGAATTAAGACCAGCTTCTTCAAAGATCTCTAAAGCTGACTGAAGATATTCAGCTGCCTTAACAAGATTTTGCATACCTTGTTTTTTATCATGCGCTTGCAATTCTAATTGCATGCCACGAATTAATTCATCTTCAAAAATGCTTTTTTTAATCATCATTCCTCAAATTAAGAAGTCTTGCCGGATAGCTCTTGTGCTAATCCGTGCAAGACTTCAGTTATTTCTTTGGCCTGTTCAGACATGCCTGCCTGATCAAAAATTTCAGCAGCGGCATTTAGATATTCAGCAGCTTGAGCAATTCTTTTGAATCCATGTTTGTTTTCAACTTGATTTGATACAAGTTGTTTTTCCATTGAACGATAGATTTCTTCCTCAAAGCTACTATTTTTAAACATTATTGGCCTCGTAATTACTTCTTAGAAGAAGATGCTTTAGCTTTTGCCTTTTCTTTTTCTTTAGCTGCTTTTTCTTTTTCAGCTTGGGCTTTTGCCTTCTCTTTTTCTTTTGCAGCCTTATCTTTAGCCATTTGAGTGTCGTGCTTCTCTTTTTCTTTAGCTTTCTTCTTAGCAGCTTCTTCTTTTTCTTTTGCAGCCTTGGCTTTTGCCTTATCTTTGGCATCATTGCTGTCTGATTTGCTGCTCTTCTTAGATTCCTTGTCTTTTTTCTTAGCTTCAACAACTAAAGAGGCAAGTTTCAAACTGAATGATGCGGATTTTTCCATACCAACAGAATCAAGAGCGGCAGATGCAGTAAGTAAACTGTCAATTGCCATATCAAATGCAGCTTCTACTCTTACATCAGCATCATCTGCACTAGAAGAATCTGACTTATCCTTTAACCAAGGTGGCATCTTCTTTTTTGCATCATTATCATCTGCGCTGGAAGAGTCGCTGCTAGAAGAAGAAGATTCATCCTTCTTTTTACGGACATCATTATCATCCCATGCACTTGCAGAGTCGGAAGAGTCCTTCTTTTTCTTGGCATCTTGATCATCTGCCATGCTGGAATCCCCGCATGAACATGAACCACTGCCACATTTTGAACAACCCTTTACATCATTTTCATCTGATGCGAATTTGTATTGAGTATTAAACAAAGTCTTATACTCTTGGCTTTTTAATGCTGCATCCATTGCGGCAGCGACAAAATCTGATACGCTTTTATTAGACATAATATCCTCTATTCAGTTTGTTTGATTGCTTAGAACATTCTCTTGGAAGTCTTAGCAAATGCTGCGGACAATTGAGACCAATCATCATCTGCGGATGCAGTTGTAGTATTGATTTCACCAGAGCCAATTACACCAACTTGTGGTAAACGACCAGCAGACTTACGTAATACTGGTTCGTGTCTTGCGACTACTCTCTTAAGAGACTCAAAAGATTCATCATTAAACTTCATAATTTCGTCTACTTGAGCAGTAACGTGAATTCTATCTGAAGAGCATAATCCACGGTCAACCATATCATATGCTAATTCATATGCTCTAGCTAATTTTACTCTATAACCATTAAGTTCAGTTTCAAGTTGTGACTTAACGTGTTCTTTGACTAATTCACTTGCAAATTCAGATCCACCATCAGCTTGTGCCCAATATTTCTTGTAATAGGCAACTGCATCCTTGTCTAGACCTTCTGCTACTAGAGCGTCTAAATCAGCTGGGTTAAGTGATCCTTCAGAAATTAACTTATGAATTGCTTCAGCTTCTTTGCGAACCTTTGGTGGAGCTTTTGCAAGATCCATCATGGCCTTATTAATTTCTGGAAGAGTTTCTACTTTTCCTAGATTATCAGATGGCTTAGTATCAAGTTCAGTTTGACCATCAGCTAAATAATCGGCTTCTTGTAACATATCACTGAACTTAGCATGAGACATATCTTGGATTTCTCCATCTTCTTGCTTGCCCAATGCATCAGCAGCTAATTTAGCTCTCATGGTAGCACGCTCTGCCTTAGTATCAAATCCTGCAACAGATACATGTGCATCTTGTGGAAGACCCTTTGGTAGTTCTTGTCCTGGCTTCAACGCAACATCAACTTCATTTGCGTCATCAGCTGGTAATCCATCTTCTTCACTAAGCATTTCAAGTAGCTCACTGTGTGGTTCTGCTCCAGCATGGTCATTATCATCTGCCATTAAGCTTCTGACATCATCCAAATCAGAGTTGGTGTCAGAGATCATGGCCATCAAGTCATCGCCATTGTTAGCTTCTTGTTCGCTTGTCATAGTTTCTCCCTCAGCTAATGCCTCAAGTTCTGCTTCAATTGCTGCACGCTTAACGATTGCATTAGTACCACGGGCATACTTAACAAAAGCGGTCATCAATTTGAATCCATCTGCAACGGCAGACTTAGCTTCATTGAGTGCGTCACTAGCAATATTTCCAACAAACTCTTGATTTCCACTTGTTACTGCACCCTTATCATAAAGACCGGCAATCATATCAAGCTCTTGTGCATGATCATTCAAATTAGCTACTGCTTCTTTGATTGCATCAGTTAATGCACCATTAAGTTGTTTTCTTAAGCTATTAAGAGTGTTAGTACTAAAGGAAGCAGCTGCGCCCATTTCTGGAGCTGGAGCACCGACAGGGGCGCCTTCCATCTCGCCCATTTCAGCTTGTTCACCAGTTAAAGCTCTTGCAGCTTCTACTAGGTCTGAGCCTAAATCTCTAACTTTCTCTGACATTTCAACGAAGGCTTCTTTTGGATCACCTGATTTACCAGTATCTTCAACTGCTGGATTACCAACTGGAGCAGAAGAATCTGCTTGTGGAGGTTGGGCAGAAGAATCTACTGGAGATGGGGCGCCTGCATCTGGTGGTGGAGCAGCTTGAGCACTCTTTACAAGTGAACGAACTTTATCAACACCGTGGGCTTTTACTTTTTCAAGTAAGTTTGCTCCAAATTCTTTAGTAGCAATATCTTTATATAGTTTACCGACTTGACCACCAGCCAAATCTGCAACAGATGCTGCTAGAATTAACTTATCGCCACGATAAACTTCCCAAGCGCAATCTCCAAAATTACGCGTACCATCTTCATTAGTTGCATAAGCGAACTTAGCACTAAGAGCAGATGCTCTACGTAACATTTCTTTACGCTTTAATTCATCAGAAGTATCTGATGAGCTTGGAGATGGATGAAGTCCATCAACTGCGCCAACACCTGGAAATGGCTTTTGACCATTCATGTGCTTATCCTCTTTTTCACGAAGAACATATTCTAATTTATCAACTGGATACTTTTGAGTACCTGGCTTGGCGGGTTCATTAACACCACCACCACCTTGGAAATAAGCTGTCTTATTTTCAAGAGCTGCTTTAGCAAGATTAACAATTGCTTGGCGTCTTTGTGCTCTCTCTTCAGATTCAGCTCGGGCAAGCATTTTTTTACGCTCTAATTCATTAGATTGTTCCGCAGAATCTGGAGATGGATGCATACCATCTACTGGACCAACACCTGGAAATGGTGATTGACCATTCATGTGCTTATCCTCTTTTTCACGAAGATGCTCTTGAAGAGGATCTTTAGGATACTTTGCTTGACCTGGAGTAGGCTCATTAACGCCACCTGCACCTTGGTAATAACCTTGTTTGATATTTGAATCTGACATATTTTCCTCTTGTGTGTTTGTAGAAGTATTTGCTAACTTGTCCAAGCTTTGCTTCATTAAGGCCAGCTTAGTTTCGATAGATTTTGTAACATCTCGAAGCTCAGCTATGGAGTCTGCCCCTACTTCAACAGATGCATATCTTGCATGTGGGGGTGCCAATCCAGAATCAGCAGGTGGAGTATCCACCAATTGATCTGATGCCAAATGATTAGTATCTTTTTCAGAAATTTTAGCAGAGTTATTAATCTCACTTAATTTCTGAAAAGCGTCATCAACGTCTGACTTGAATTTTTCTAAATCAGTTGCGTTAATTGTAAATTGTGTGTTGCCGACGCCCTCTTTACCTTGAGGGTCAGTAACTGTAAGTGTTGCTGTAAAAGATAAATCTGCTAATTTGTTTAATTCTTTTTGTTTATTTTCAACATAAGTATTTAATGTATTAGCAGCAGCAATAATGTGTTTAATATTTGCTTTTGGA